CTCTTCAGTGCGAGCCGGAAGCGGCTCGGAGAAGATTCTAAGTGGTCGACTGCAGAGGAGACAATCTCTTGTCCTCCCTGCAGTAGGCACTTGACCATGGCAGAACGTCCGGTTAACGGATCGCTCTGCTTAGGGGTGAAGGGAACCCACGCACGGATTTCTCCGTGCTGCAAATTCCGGTTCCACCTCCTGATTGGACGACTATCGCTGAAGTCGTACCAACCAATGGCCGAACTTTCTTCGGTCACTTGCGGGAGGGGTCCCAACAAGTCCTCTACTTCGTCCCTAAGAAGTAGAGCAGTCCTGTAGAATCCAGCCCGAAATAGCTGGTTCGCAGTACTGACCGTAGAGAGAAGTTCTGAAACTTCTCCTCGACTTGTCGGCAGGTCACGGCGGAGGTACACAGGTGTAACCTTTTGCCCACCGTAGCAATCCGAGCCGCAAGACTCTCTGAACTGACCAGTCCAGAAAGACTTACGGCGGTTGACCTTGAATCCAAGGGATTCAAGGTCATCGCAAATCGAAGGTGCCTCGTCAGACGGGACGATTAGATCGTCCCCATAGACGTACACACTTTTCGCGTACCGAAATACGGTACTAGGTGTCGGAAAGTCACCCGCTCTGCAGATCCGAGAGGCGATGATGCTCACAAAGAACACCAGCGACTCAACAGGAAAGCAGAGTGCGGACCCCATTGACGCGAACTTCGATAAGGTGAGAACCTCACCCGATGGAAGCTCGGTCCGTGTTGAACGGCAAGCCTTCACCATGTCCAGAAAGTCCGGACAGGCAGAGAATAGTCGCTCAACATGGCACATGGAGACTCGATCGCTTGCATCCTTCATATCTAATGTAGCCAGTTGTCTAGTTACACTAGAGTGAAGAGCACGTCTCTGGTTTACACCCTGGTCCCGAAAGTTAACTCGGTGCCGGGTGAGCTGACAGTTTTCGACGCTGTCAACCAGAAACCGCGAGAGAGCTTGCTGTATGTATTGCATACATACAGGCTCAATCGCAATCACACGAGGAGTCTTCATGGTCTTAGGAACGAGAACAACTCGGGAGGGTTGTTCCGTTTCAGGGTCTAACAGCATTGGCCAAGTGTTGGGACTTAAGTCCCAATGGTCCACGGTATCGCTACCGTGACCATACAAGAGGTAGTTGAAACCAACCGCCTCGAGTCGCTCGTGCCATACACGGTGAACGTATTTTTGGTTTCCAAAAATACCCTCCCGCGTCGCCCCTGGCCCATGACGTGGTCGAAGATCCTCTCTTTCGAGAGAATCAACTCCGAGTGCCTTAGTGACAATGTCACTAACGTATCCGAAGTATCGGCCAAGTTGAGAATCAGGAAGCGAACTGTTAACTTCACAGTCGCATTGAGCATAGGCTTCAATCGCGTCCTTTTGCCTCCGTTCATCACAGGGGCGAAGGATCTTCTTAGCGAAAAGGCATATCTGCCTTACGCATAGAATGCAAACGATTGAAGGCTCACTCAATAAGTGACCTTCAGAGTCAAACACAGAGCACAGGAACTCCGACAGAAATGCCGGTGTTCCGGAGCTCCCCTTCTTCTTTCGGAAGTTAGGGAAGTCTCCAGGGGCAATCCAACCTCTGTCAAGACCTCTTTCGAAGTCTTGGCAAAAGGCCGGAAGGGTGATAGTCAAGAAACTGTCACC